ATATTACTGTAACAACGGTAGAGGACCACGGTTTTGCTGCTGGAACTGTTGTGAATCTGACTTTCACTGCAGGAAATCCAAGCAATCCAGCGAACGGTTTATATGCTGTTGTATCTACATCTGGCACAAAAGTTTTTATTGTAACTGCAGCAGATTCAGTATCACGGACAGGTAATGCGAGCGCTGCTGTGACTCTAACTGGAATTTCTGTCTCTTCAGTTGGAGCTGGTCAACTTCAAGTCAACGCTGATGATATATCACTCAAAATAACTAACCCTACTGCTTCAACTACAACCTGGTATGATCAGGTAAAAGTTGATGCTTATGGTCGAGTTTCTGCCGCTCAAGCTACACCACTTGTGTCTGCTACTGATGGATGGTATACTCGTTTACGTGTTCAAGGTGGTTATGTCACTCAAGCTGAATCCATTGCTTATATCACTGGCAATCAAACCATCACACTATCGGGCGATGCTACTGGTTCCGGTACAACTGCGTTGGATGTACAACTAACTAATACTGGTGTGGCTGCTGGTCAATATACAAAAGTTACAGTAAATGCTAAAGGAAGAGTAACTTCAGCAACTTCATTATCATCGTCTGATGTAACTAATGCTCTTGGTTATGTTCCACCAAGAGGGTCTACTGTCGAACTTTTGACACTTGCTGGATCACATTTGTCTAATTCCTGGGGTACTTCACCTATAACATCATTGACTGTATCTTCTGGTGGAATCACAGGTGCTACAGTATCTGGACAATATTTGTATATTCCACGTGGTATCTATCATATCACATTTTATGGATCTAATAATTGGTGGCAAAGATATTATGCAAGTTGGTGGTATTATAGTTATTGGTGGGGTAATTATTGGACATATTATTACCAACCTTCAGCAATATATCTTAATGGTGCTATACAGACAGCTGCGTTCTCTAATTATGGTGGATGGTGGTGGTATTGGAATTCCAAATATCATTCGTCTAAAGCACAAGATTTTTGCTTAAATGACACGATACAAGTTACAACTGATGGTAGTTATTTCCAGTTCGGATTACCTATGCTTGCTGGTATATCTTATTGGTATAATATCAAGATTGTAAAACTTGGCTGAACATTCAAATTCCATAAATATATCATAAATTTGTAATTATTGATCGTTATAAACGAAGGAGTAAAAAAGATGCCATTACTTTCACCGGGCGTACTTGTAAAAGAAGTAGATTTTTCTACAATTGTACCTACTGTCGCTACTGCTATTGGCGGTATTGCGGGCGAATTTACAAAAGGTCCAATTGATACACCAATTCTCATTTCATCTGAAACTAAATTAGCTGAGGTGTTCGGAACACCAACTAATACTAATTATGGTGTTTGGTTCACTGCTGCCCAATTTTTGAATTATGCTAATAAATTGTGGGTTGTTCGTGCTCCAGAGACTGGTTGTAAAAATGCCACAGATGGCACTGCATCTTTGGTGAAAAATTACGAAGATTTTGTTGCTAAATTTGATGCTGGAACCCTTTCAACTGCTGGCGTATTCATTGCGAAAGATCCTGGTCTGTCTGGTAATGGTCTTAAAGTTGTTCTTGTTGATAAAGGTAATTATAGCCTTGTTGCCGCCGATGCCGCGATGGTTGATTGGACAGGTAAAAAATATACAGCATTTATGGCTGGCGAACCAGGAACATCTGAGTATGTCCAATCAAAGGCTAAAGCGACTCCAACCACAAAATACGATGAAATTTCTGCGCTTGTGATTGATACAACTGGTGCGATTTCTGGTCACGCTAACACAGTTATTGAAGTATTCAATTATCTATCAAAAGCTGGTGATGCTATTGATTATCGTAGTTCGTCACAGTATATTTTTGATGTTATCAATACACAGTCAAAATATGTGTATTTCAATAAGACTCCAACTACATCAATTGATACTGCTGATAATACTGCCATTTTTGCTTGGGGTAAAGAGTCTTACGATGTTGCTGACTCGAGTGATAAATTCCAACAATTGACTGCTGTTGTGTCTTACACAATGTCTGGTGGTGTTGCTGGAACAACTCCTGCTGTTGCTGATATTAAGGATGCTTACGGTGAATTCGCTAATGTCGAAGAAATTGATGTCAATCTTTTGATGACAGGAAATCACGACGAAGAAGTTATGAAGTATGTTATTGAACTTGCAGCAACTCGTAAGGATGCAGTCGCTTTCATATCTCCTCATAATGGTTCTGGTACTCAATTGACAACTCGTTCAACTATGACAACTGACATTATTGCTTTCAAAAATACTGTCGGTGTTGCTGATATGTATCAATCATATGGTGTTATGGACACAGGTTTCAAATACATCTATGATGATTACAATCGTCGCTATCGTTGGATCCCACTGAATGGTGACATTGCTGGTGTTACTGCTCGTACTGACGATATTGCAGATCCATGGTGGTCACCTGCTGGTTATAACCGTGGTGGTTTGAAGAATGTTATCAAACTGTCATTCAATCCAAATCAATCAGAACGCGACATTTTGTATCCAAAAGGAATCAATCCAATTGTGACTTTCCCAGGATCCGGAACAATGATGTTCGGTGATCGTACAATGCAGGAAAAACCAAGCGCATTTGATCGTATCAATGTCCGTAGATTGTTCATTGTTCTTGAAAAATCAATTGCGATTGCTGCTAAATATCAATTATTTGAATTCAATGATCAATTCACTCGCGCTCAATTCAAAAATATGGTTGAACCATTCCTTCGTGATATTCAGGGACGCCGTGGTATCACTGACTTCATGGTTTTATGTGATGAGACCAATAATACGGGAGAGGTGATTGATCGCAACGAATTTAGAGCAGAAATTTTCATTCAACCTAGCCGGTCAATTAATTTTATCACTCTAACTTTCGTAGCAACCAAAACTGGAATTGATTTCAGTACTGTTGTTGGAGGAATATAATAGAAAAATATTCACAATTATTATATAATTGAAATATGGATCTCTCATATATTTTATCTTCTGGTAAGCTTATAAGTACTAGATTTGGTGTTTTTTCTGAATCGGAATTTTATAAGACTGAAGTTTTACGTAAAACTGAGTTTTTAGCCAGTGATGTTTCTATGGCTGAAAGAATATATTGTTTCCATCACAATATAACTAAACAGCATCTTTGTAAAATATGTGGGTCCAAGTGTAATTTTTGTTCTTTCAAAAAAGGTTATTTTGAATATTGTTCCACAAAATGCTCTAGAGCTGCTATAGCCCTAGAGCAAAAAAAATTCAGAGACACTCATTTTGGTAAAACTAAAGGTCAATTTGAGTCAACTGAAAACACTAAAAAGTCAATTGAAAGTATGAATGTTGAATCCATAATCAATGAAGATGGATCTATTTTATCGTATGCAAATAGAAGATGGTCTGTCGGTAATGTATATGAAAAAACTGGATTTCAGCATTTACATACTTCTAAACCAAATTATTTTTATTTTGATCCTAAAACTAATGTTCTAGAATCAAGATTGAAATATCAAAAACATAAATTGAACGACGATCAAGATAAAACTGAATCTGATATTATGTTTGAGTGTGGATACAGGAAAATATGGGATTGCGGCAATGAAGTTTATTATTTACATAAATAATATAATATCCTTAAGGAGTTTCAAATGAGTCTACAAGAATTTAAGTCTAATTTCCTAGGTGGTGGTGCCCGACCAAATCAATTCAGAGTCGAATTGACTATGCCTGGTATTGCTCAAAACGGTTCTGAAGCTGGTCGTAGAGCACAATTTTTATGTAATGCCGCTTCGTTGCCTGCTTCTGACATTGGTGTTGCACCTGTATTTTTCCGTGGTCGTCAATTACCACTAGCTGGCGAGCGTACATTCCAACCATGGACTATCACTGTATTGAATGATACTGATTTCACAATTAGAAATTCATTTGAATCGTGGATGCACGCTATCAATGATCTTCAGTTCAATACTGGTATCACAACACCAGGCATTTATACATCTGATATGTCTGTTCATCAATTGGATCGCAATGGTCAAACAATCAAGTCCTATAAGTTTGTTGGTGCCTGGCCGAAGAATGTAAGCGAAATTCAATTAGGTTTCAACCAAAATGATGTGGTGGAAGAGTTTCAAGTGACATTTGAATATATGCACTATATGACTGATTTCAATACTCCAAGTATTGGTCTCACAGTCAATATCTAAATAGTAGTACAATTACATAATGAGGATGTATAATGAGTGATAATGATGGTCTAAATCTATTTGGACTTACAATAACAAAGAATAAGAAGCCGGAAAATAAATCGGCTTCTATTTCTGTTGGTATTGATGATGAGGGTGGTGCTTTAGCTTCATCTACAGGTGCAGCATATTATGGCATCTATATGGATGTTGATGGAGTTGCTAAAAATGAATTATTAGCAATTCAAAAATATCGTGAAATTTCACTATATCCAGAAGTTGATACAGCACTTCAAGATATCATCAATGAAGCAGTTCCACAAGAAGATGAGACAAATCAACTTGAATTGAATTTAGATGATCTCGATTTGTCTGATTCACTGAAAGATAAAATCAAAGACGAATTCAAGTATGTTTTGAAAGTACTTAAGTACAAAGAATACAGTGCTGACATTTTCAGACGCTGGTATATTGATGGACGACTGTTTTATCAAATCATTGTCGATAAAGACAATCTGAAGCGTGGTATTGTGGATCTTATTCCGCTTGATGGTGCTAAAACAAGAAAGATCCGTGAGATTGTCAAAGAAAAGACACAAGCAGGTGTTGATGCTATCAAGGAAATAAAAGAATATTTTGTGTATAATGAGTCCGGATTTGGACAACAAAATTCAAATGTCCTAAGTAGTGCTTCAATTCAAACCCAAGGAATCAAACTGAGTCCTGATTCAGTCATCTATGTTCCATCTGGTTATATGGATGGCAACAATCAACAAGTATTAAGTTATTTGAACAAAGCAATTCGTTCTGCGAATCAGTTGCGAATGCTCGAAGATGCGACTGTCATTTATATGATTGCAAGAGCACCAGAGCGTAGAATATTCTATGTTGATGTTGGTAATCTCCCAAAGATGAAGGCTGAACAGTATCTAAAAGACATTATGAATCGTTATCGCAATAAAATGGTTTATGATGCACAGACAGGTGTTGTCAAAGATGATAAGAAGTATATGTCTATGCTTGAAGACTTTTGGATGCCGAGAAGAGATGGCGGTAAGGGTACTGAGATAACAACATTACCAGGCGCGACAAATATGCAGGGTATGCTAGAAAATGTTGAATATTTCAAAAAGAAATTATATGAATCACTGAATATTCCATTTTCAAGAACACAATCCGAGACTGGATTTTCAATGGGTCGTACAACTGAAGTGACTCGTGACGAGGTTAAGTTCCAAAAATTCATTGAAAAACTTCGCCGCAAATTTAGTCAACTTATTCTTGACTCACTTAAGACTCATCTTATACTGAAAGGTATTGTGAATTCAGTCGAATGGGATGAAATTGTCTATGACATTGAACTCGTATTCCAACGCGATAATTTCTTTAGTGAACTAAAAGAACAGGATATATTCAATTCACGAATGATGTTATTACAACAGACAAATCAATTTGTTGGTAACTATTTCAGTAAAGAATATATCTGGAAAACTGTTCTTCGTATGACTAACGAAGATATTGAGGAAATGAAGGATCAAATAAATAATGAAAAGGATGATCCTACAGCACAGGCGTGGTCACAGCAACAAATGATGCAGCCACCAATGATGGGTGGTGATCCAAATGCCGGTGGTGGTGATCCATATAGTCAAGATCAACAGTCGCAGTACCCATTTCAGTAAAGAGGAACTATAATGAACATAAGAGAAAACATTGAAACGATGCTCGGAGCAATTGCTTCAGGTGATAATGAATCTGCTCAGACTATATTTAGTGACATCATTACACAAAAAGCTGCAGAACGGTTGGACGCTTATAAAGCTGATGTAGCAAATCAATATTTCAATGGTGTCAAAGAATCTGACGAAATAGATGAGGAAAATGTATAAATGAAACCTATCTCACTAAAAAGAAAGATCGTTATAACTGATGCTACTTGGGCTACTGGTGATTGGACACTAACTGCTGGTGCTAATCATTTCATTGGTGTCGGTGATACATTTACTTTCACCACTAGATTGAATAGAACAAATCCAGTTCAAGAAGCATATACAGCAACTACTATTACTGGTACTGCAACTACTACTATAAAATTCACTGGTTCGGCTGATCTTGAAATTCCATCTGAAATTTATGTTGATAACTTTGGAACTGGATATAACTCATCACTTGATTTTACATTCCAACACGGAACTACAATCAATGGAATAATCCATGTTGTTTCAAATGGTACTGCAACATCAACTGGTGCTCAAGTATTTGGTTCAATTGATAATATTCATTGGGTATCACTCGCGAATAGTGCAGCAATTACAGCAGGATCACAAATTGAAGTTGCTGTGACTAAACCTTATGTATATGGTCGCTTAACAATTGCTACTACGGCTGCAGCCGGTGGTGGTGCTAATACAATAAAAGCATGGAAGGCAGGTTGCTAAAATGAAACTATTAGTAGAAATGGCAAATGAACAAGATGTTGAAATGCTTGTTGAAAATACTAAACATGGCAAAAGATATTTCCTAGAGGGAAAATGGGGCTCTGTCGATGAAGAAGTCAAAAATGGTCGTACATATACAAAAGAAGTATGGGAACCAGCACTCGCAAAATATACTGAATCACATATTTCTCAAAAACGCGCGCTCGGAGAATTGAACCATCCAGCTGGCCCAACAGTCAATCTTGATCGTGTATCACATCTGATCGAAAATCTTAAGATTGACGGTAAAGGTGTATATGGTCGTGCTCGTATTCTTGAGTCTACTCCAATGGGTGCTATTGCTAAGTCACTTATTGATGAAGGTGTAAAACTTGGTGTTTCTACTCGTGGTCTTGGATCGTTAGTTCAGCGTGATGG